AGTGCAGAAAAAGAAAGAAGAGAGAAGACAACACTACCGCAGTGAGAAGGTGCTGTGCTCCTGGCCATAAAGGTGGACAACTTGGAAACAAAAATGCTGTAGGAAACAAAGGCGGTCCATTGAAACCGGGAGATAAGATTGCAGAGAAACACGGAGCGTACTCTTCCGTATATTGGGATGTCCTTGATGAATCTGAAAAAGATATGATCGAAGATATTCCGATGGATGAAGAAATGCTCCTGATCGAACAGATTCAGCTCTTTGCCGTGAGGGAAAGACGAATCATGGCGGCAATCAATAAATACCGGAATATGAATGGAGAAGTATCTTTGTTCGGCTTCGCCAGAACTGAAGACAAGCGAGCTTTCAAATCAGATGAAGATAAACAGCTCTATGAAGAACGCATTGAAGAAAAGGTTGCTTCTGGAGATCGTCTTCCGGGTAACACATATAACATGATGACAAATATGGAAAACAAGGACAATATGATTGCCAGACTTGAAAAAGAGCTGTCAACTGTGCAGTCGAAGAAGACCAAAGCCATTGAGGCACTTGCGAAGCTGAGACTGGAGAAGCAGAAGATTGCCGGAGAAAGCAAGGGCAATGAGGTTGTTCGTGCATGGGCTGAAGCTGTAGTGAAAGCAAGGAGGGAAGAGAAACATGATGGATGATACGGCGTTCTCTGAGTTCCTTGACGAAAGCATTCCCTTGTGGCGTGATGATCCAGTCATGTTTTTTCGGGAAGTTCTGAATTTCGAACCAGATGAATGGCAGGCACAAGCAGCTAGAGACTTGGCTGCAAACCCAAAGGTAAGCATTAAATCCGGACAGGGTGTTGGAAAGACTGGTCTTGAGGCAGCGGTGTTCCTGTGGTTCGTTACCTGTTTTCCACACCCAAGAATCGTTGCGACAGCACCAACCAAACAGCAGTTGCACGATGTCCTCTGGTCTGAGATTTCCAAGTGGATGAGCAAGTCCGAACTGCTCTCTATACTTCTAAAATGGACAAAGACATATGTTTATATGGTTGGAGAGGAAAAGCGTTGGTTTGGTGTTGCCAGGACTGCTACAAAGCCAGAGAATATGCAAGGTTTCCATGAAGATAACATGCTTTTTATCGTTGATGAAGCTTCCGGTGTTGCGGATCCAATCATGGAGGCTATCCTTGGTACCTTATCTGGAGCAAACAATAAACTTCTTCTGTGTGGAAACCCAACGAAGACGTCTGGAACCTTTTATGATTCCCATACAAGAGACAGGGCATTGTACAAATGCCATACGGTTTCTTCTATGGACAGCACCAGAACAAATAAAGAGAACATAGATTCTCTTGTTCGAAAATACGGATGGGATTCTAACGTGGTCCGTGTTCGTGTCAGGGGCGAGTTCCCGAACCAGGAGGACGACGTATTTATTCCGCTGAGCATTATTGAACAATGTAGCAGCAGGCTTTTAGAACTGGATGATACAGATGGAATGCAGTTTGTATCATTGGGGGTGGATGTGGCCCGTTTCGGAGATGATGAAACGATCATATATCGTAATTATCATGGTCATTGCAAAATAGTCCGGAACAGGCGAGGACAGAACCTGATGGCCACTGTAGGGGATATCGTACAGGAATTCAAGAAGATATATAGAGAACATCCAACGTATGAAGGCAAAGTATATGTGCAGATTGATGATACAGGACTTGGAGGAGGCGTCACTGACCGACTAAAGGAAGTCCGGAAAGAACAAAAGCTGTACAAGATGCAAGTTATCCCGATAAATGCCGCTGAAAAGATTGAGACTGATACGGCAGCAGGTAAAGATGCAGCTGAAAGGTACAATAACCTGACTACCGCTATGTGGGCCAGTATGCGAGATCTCCTTGATAACAAACAGATTGTTATTGAAGACGATGAGCAGACGATTGGTCAGCTTTCTTCCAGAAAATACACCATGGCCAGTAATGGAAAGCTTGAGATTGAACCAAAAAAGGAAATGAAGAAAAGAGGACTTGATTCTCCTGACCGGGCAGATGCTCTTGCGTTGGCATTGTATCTTGGAAAAATCAAGAAGCACACAGGTACGGCACCAAGTGCAGGTGCTATGCAGAAATTGTCAAAAGATAATTATTGGGGCTGATATAGCCAGAAAGAGAGGTGATGAAGATGAAAGAGTATGGACGGATTGGACAGAAACGCTGGGAAGGCGTGTTTAATGAAGAGTTTCTTCCTGAACTATCCGGAATAAGAGGCGTGAAAACGTATCGTGAGATGCTCGACAATGATGATACGATTGGAGCGATAATGTTTGCTATAAAAATGCTGATTCGTCAGGTTAAATGGCATATTGAGCCGGGCGGTGATAGTGCAAAAGACCGGGAAGCAGCAGAATTTGTAGAATCGTGTATGGACGATATGCAGAATACATGGACTGACACCATCTCAGAGATTTTATCATTTCTCGCATACGGTTGGAGCTTTCATGAAATTGTCTACAAGCGCAGGATGGGAAAAACAAAAAATCGAAAAACATCAAGCAAATATTCAGATGGACTGATTGGATGGCAGAAGATTCCGCCCAGAGCGCAGGATACGTTGTACAGATGGGAATATGACGATAAAGACAACTTAATCGGAATGACTCAGCAACCTCCGCCGGATTATGGATTGCTTACCATCCCGATCAGCAAAGCAATGCTGTTCAGAACAGAGAGCATAAAAGACAATCCTGAGGGACGAAGCATTCTGAGAAACGCCTATCGGTCATGGTACTTCAAGCGCCGCATACAGGAAATCGAGGCAATTGGAATCGAAAGAGACCTTGCCGGACTTCCGGTGTTGCACGCACCAGATGGTGTAGACATATGGGACGATAAAGACCCTGAGTTGGTATCTATTAATGCAGCGCTTACATCCATGGTCAAGAACATCCGCAGAAACGAATATGAAGGGCTTGTTCTTCCAGCTGGATATGAAGCTGAACTCCTGAGCACTGGTGGAACCAGACAGTTTGACACGAATGCCATTATCAACAGATATGATGCAAAGATCGCGCAGACTGTTATGGCGGATTTCATCATGCTGGGGCATGAGCAGACAGGAAGCTTTGCGCTGAGTGAAGATAAAACAGAACTGTTCGCAGTTGCTCTTGGGGCGTTCTTGGATGTCATATGCGAAACATTCAATAATCAGGGCATTCCATCCCTGATCGACATGAATGGTGCTCATTTTGATGCAATAACAGATTATCCACAGCTTGCACATGGCGATGTGGACAAGAGAGATATCACGAAGCTGTCTACATTCCTGAAAGACATGGTTGGAGTTGGAATCCTTATCCCGGATGAAGATCTTGAGGATTATGTAAGAGAAGTCGCCAACCTGCCGGAGAGAACGCTGTCAGATGATCCTAGAAATAAGGATGAACAGCGGGAAGCACAGAGAAGGTCGCCGGAAAAAGAAGGCAAAACATCAGAAGTTGAGCCTGAGGAAAATCAGGAAATCGAAGAAGCGAAGAAACGGTTAGGCAGGTGAACATATGTTGAAGATGCGGGCAAGGTCTCGAACGATTAAAAAAAGCGTAGAATCACAGAAGGTTCTTGAAGCCCTTGATAATTATCTTGAGAGTAACCTGGACGAGCCGATGAAATGGCTTGTAAGGTTCTGGAAAGATCAGGCAGCGGTTATGCTGTATAAGGACTTGCGGGAGATTGTAATCGGAGAAGCGGATCCGCAGAGCCTGTTTGATCAATGGTTCTCAGATTATTCTGTCTTTCTTTCCTCGAAAATGACAGCATCATGGGAAAGCGCTTATTTTGCGGCGTGGAATTCAACAGCTGAATTTGTTGGCCTGGAAGAAAAGATTAGTTCAGAAATCTATGTGAGAGATTGGATTATAAATCGAACAGGTAACTTGATTACGAATGTCTGTAGTGATCAGGTGAATGCGGTCCACTATTTGATTGCAGAAGCCCAGTCATTAGGTATGGGTAGCGATGAAACTGCTCGATATATCCGGCCAACGGTTGGCTTGACGGAGAGGCAGGCAGCAGCGAATCTGAGGCATTATAACAGTGTGAAGACTCAGTTGAGAGCAGATCATCCACGCATGAAAGAAGAATCTATTGAGAGAAAGGCCAGGACAGCGGCTGCGAAGTATGCTGAGCGACAACAGAGATATAGGGCTGAAACAATCGCCAGGACAGAGATTGCACAGGCATACAATGCGGGAGCAGATGCTTTCATCAGAGAAGCCATCCGGCATGATTTGATGCCGGAAATGAAGAAAGAATGGTCAACTGCTCTTGATGAGAGAGTGTGCAAAGAGTGCCAGGCTCTTGAGGGCGTACAGATTAGTATGGATGATAGTTTTGAGACACAGTCAGGAAGAAGGAATGTAACAGTATTATTGCCGCCATTGCATCCTCGGTGCAAATGCGCGGTCAAATATGTGGAGGCAACATATGAAATCGTTTAATGAAATCATGAAGATAAGAGATGAACCGGAATCGAAAGACATACCGGTTGAAAAAAGAAAATTTCAGATCAAGAAATCCGATGATGAAAAAATGCAGGCGTTCGGATGGGCCAATATTTCGATTACCGCAGATGGAGAAGTGCTGGAAGACCTGCAGCATGACATCATCGAACCAGAGGAACTGGAACAGGCGGCATACAAATTTGTTGATCTTTACCGGGAAGGTGGAGAGATGCATATAAGAGGCGGCGTTGCCAGACTGATTGAAAGTGCAGTATTTACAAAAGAAAAGATGGAAGCTATGGGTATTCCAGAGGGAACACTTCCAACGGGATGGTGGATTGGTTTTCAGGTAACAGATGCCGATGTATGGGAAAAGGTTAAAGATGGAACATACTCTATGTTTTCCATAGAGGGAGAAGCAAAGAGAGTAGAAGTGGAAGATGAAGAATCTGATCAATAGGCACCGGAAACGGTGCTTTTTTTATAAATAAAGCGAAAGGAGGGGATGACTTGGCGACAAAAATTGAAAGGCTGCCTATAAAGAAAGGTGATTTTTTGGGGCCGGGAGCTAACCAGATGGCAAATATTAAGATAAAGAAAAGCAAGGATGGGGAAGAAATTTCAAATCCAGAGGTAGGTCTTTTCAAACGATTTGTGAACTGGATTACGGGTGAATTGAGTAAGTCAGACTCAGAGATTACAAAATCAGCAACAACATTCAATGAACAGATCAACGCTGTCAGCATGGATGCAATCAGGGATGAAATCTGGTCTACTTGCTATGCACTGCAGAATTCACTGAACTCTATTCTGTGCGATGCAGAAATGGACAGTTCTGCGAAGCAGGCCGCAATGGAAACAAGCACAGAACAGTTTGCAGAAGCTATGAAAGGATATATCCCGAACTGGGCTTCTGGCACAGCGACGAATATCAGAAAGAATCTGGCTACACCAGATGAAACAGATCTTCAGATGGTTATGAAAGCACATAAGAATCTGACAGATATTATTGAAAAATCAAACGAAGATAATGAGAAAGGGGAATTGGAAGACATGCTTAAAATCAACAAGTCTAAAATGACCGCAGAAGAAAGAACTGCGTATGATGAACTTATCAAAAAATATGCAGTAGAAACAGAAGAACAGACAGAAGAACCGGTTGGAAAGAGTGCACCTAAAGCGGAGGATCCGGATATTGTAGATGATTCCGAAGTTACGAAAACTCAGAAGTCAGTAACACCGCCACCAGCAGCACCTACAACAGAGACAAGTGCAGACACCGGAGATGATATCTACAAAGGATTACATCCTGCTGTAAGAGCAAGATTAGAGGCTCTGGAAAAGAGAGCGGCAGAAGCAGAAGAAAGAGAGCTTCTTGATGTCGCAAAGAAATATGAGATTGTCGGAGAAAAGCCGGAAGAATTAGTGAAAACTCTGAAGTCTTTAAAGGATGCAGGCGGAACCGCATACAATGATATGATTAGCGTTCTGGACAGAAGCGTTGATATGGTTGAGAAGTCTGGCGTATTTAGCGAAATTGGGAAGTCCTTCTCAGGCAATCCTGTAGCATCTATTAAGAAGTCTGCAGCAGAAAGTAAGATCGATACTATTGCAAAGGGATATATGGAAAAAGACTCTGCTCTGACATATAATGCAGCTCTTGCAAAAGCGTGGGAGGATCATCCAGAACTCTTGGATGAATATGAAGCAGAAGCGGGCTATTGAGAAAGGAGTGAAGAAAGATGGGTACAAACTTTAACGGAACAATGATCAACCAGTCTGTGACTATCGCAGAAAAGGCAGGAGCTGATATTGCAGATGTCCGCAATCTTATTCTGAAATATGATGAAGATGGAAATGTAGTGATCGCCGCAAACGGAACAGCACCCCTGCTCGGCTTATCTATTATCGAAGGTGGCTACAACGATATTTCTGGTGCTGAATCAGGAAAAGTAAAGAAAGGTGATGATCTTGAAATCCAGATCAAGGACATTGGCTATGCAATTGCGTCTGCGGAAATCAAAAAAGGACAGGAAGTCACAGCCACCACAGGTGGAAAGGCAGCAGTAGCTAAAGCGGGAGAGTACGTGATTGGTGTTGCCCTCAATTCTGTGTCTGCCGGAGGATACAGCAGAATCCAGATTGCAAAATATCAGAAAGCAAAAGCGTAAAGGAGGAATGTAAACATGAGAAATACAACAGCGGGAATTAAGGCTGAAATCGCAAAAGGCGTGTTCAGACCCCACACAGCACTTACTAACATGGCACTGGCTTATTACCAGAATGCCAGCAATTATTTCGCAAAAGCTCTTTTTCCAACCTGTCCGGTAGGTCTTTCTTCTGACAATTACTACATTTTTAGCAGAGAAGATCTCCTGAGAGATAACTGGCAGAGAAAACCGGCATATGGCAAAGTTGACCCGACAACAATTGGCGAAAGCACTGACAACTATGTCTGCAAAGTAGATCAGATGATTATGGGTATCGACCAGATTCGCCAGACCGACCTTTCCAGACGTCAGGGTCCATCTATCATTCAGCCTAAACAGCAGCGCACTAGAACAATTGCAGAACAGGCTAACATCCACCAGGACCGTTTGTTTGCAGCGAGCTATTTCAAAGAAGGAGCATGGAAGAACGAACTTGAGGGTGTTGATAACACCACTCCAAGCACAAACCAGTTCATTAAGTTCAGCAATGCAAATTCTGACCCTATTGCATTTATCGACAAAGAGAAGACCGACATGAACCAGCAGACAGGTCGCATGCCGAATCGTCTTGGTCTTGGTATTAATGTATTTAATGCTCTGAAAGTACATCCGGGCATCCTCGAAAGGGTTAAATACGGTGGAAGCACCGCAAATCCGGCATCTGTAACAGAGAATGTGCTTGCGCAGTTGTTTGGAGTTGAAAAGATTGTAGTGCTTAAATCCATTATGAACAGTGCAAGCATGGGCGCAGATGAAGAAATGCAGTATATCGGAGATCCGAACGCATTTCTACTGGCTTATGCAACTAACGCACCGAGTATCGATGAACCGTCTGCAGGTTATATCTTCACATGGGATATGCTCGGCAATGGACAGATGCTTCCGATCCTGAACTATCTTGGAGAGAATGGCACACATACTGAGTACATTGAAGGTCTTATGGCGACAGATATGAAGAAGACATCTGACGATCTTGCAAGATTTTATAAAGCTGCAGTTTAAGGAGGAACCTATGAAACTTGTTGCAAACAAGCCATGCAATCTGAATGGAAAGAAATATTTCATCGGTGAAGAAGTCCCGGTTGAAGAAGTGGTTGATTACGCCAGTTTAGTAAAGATGGGGCTGTTATCAGTGATTCATGACGCTGTTCCGGAGGATAATCTTGAAGAATGTGTTGCTATGGTAGGAGAGGTAAGCTTTTCTATTCCAATTGTCAAAGGTCACGAGACGATTGATTTGGACGTTACAGAGCCTCAGATGCAGGATGCAGTAAAAACTATGCAGATGAGTGCAGATGCTGCTGTAGCTCATATTAGAGGGAATATTGAGGACGATACAACGCTTATTATCATCAATGCTCTTGACTCCAGAGCAACCGTAAAAAAAGCAGCAGAGTCAAAAGCCAAAAATCTCATTGAACAGGAAGAAAGTAAAGGTGATGCCTGATGGCAGGAACTTATACATATGAACCTGCCATGATCACATCGTATGGGAAAGATCGAATGAGGTTTGAACTTGGAGATGTGATGGTAGATGGAAAAGAGAGAACTTGTGCATTGTCAGACGAGGAATACATCGTTTTGTGTGATGATGTTCAGTCTGCGAAAGATTGGAAACGGGCAAAATTAAAGTGCCTTGAAAGTATATTTCGCAGGTTTTCTTTTGAACCTGATACAACAGTTGGCCCTACCTCATTCAAATTTGGTGATAGGGCTAAATTGTGGCAGGAAGAATATGAGAAGCTGAAGAAAGACCTGAAACTTGCTTCTGTATCCCCATCGGCTATTCTGATGAATGCCGGAGATACAAGCAAACAGCCAGTGCCATATTTCTACAACGGAATGATGAGCCATGAAGAAAGTGATGGTGTAGATATATGATTAGTCCATTTGGCTTGATGTATCTAAGACCGGGAAATTTATGGACAGATTTTGTGGTAAGACGAAAGAGCATTCGCAACATACTCGGACATCCTGTGTCAGATTTTGAAGCGAAAGGCGAGATATCAGGAATACTTGCTGAAGCATCTACACATGAATCTGACCGAATGAAACACAGGTGGGATCAGGAACAGCATTCCTTAACCCACACTCTTGTTATCCGAGATTCTGCAAATGTAAAGCAGGGAGACTATCTAACTACCGCAGGAAGAACCTTCCTCGTTCTCTTGTGTGAGGATCCCGGAAACCTTGGAGCAACTGGCTTAATATATCTTGAAGAAAGGAATGATCTGAAATGACGCCTGCCGAAGCAGCAGAAGCAGTAAAAGTTCAAGTTCAAACAGACAAGGAACGGATAGAGCAGCAGGTGATCGCAAGATATCCAAGGGCTTCAAATGCCCTTAGAAATGCTGCATTATCTGTACTGGCAAATCCAAGCCCGTCAGCTCCGGGCAGTCCACCGGGTGTTCGGAGCGGACATTTAAAAAATAACTGGCATATGAGCGGCGGTGCGGTATGCATTACTTCAGGTATGGGATATGCTGGCTATCTGGAACATGGTACCAGAAAGATGGCGGCCCGTCCTTTTGTTGACAAAATACAGCAGACGGCATTACCGAATGTTATGGCTATATTTGCAGAAATCGGAGGTTGATATGCTTATTGATCACATTGAACGAGCAGAATTTAATGCGGAGGAAATGCGAAGAGGAACTCTCGTCTTTGCAAAACATAAAACATGGAAAGAGGGAATCTCAGGTATTGTTTATCGCGCTTCTGCGGAACAGATTACAGTAATGTATCCGAATTCTCTGACAAATACCCAAAATCATTTTTTTATACCAGTTTCAGAAGTTTATAAAAATGAGTGGGAAATAAGATATTCGGGCGATGGTCTTCGTACTGTTCAGGAATACAAGGAGGCTGCGGATGAATCTTAGCGAACTGATTTTTAAACGTCTCTCTGCAGACGAAAATTTGCAGACAATGCTTGCTACATATGCCGGAGCACCTGCAATATTTGATTCTGAGTTTCCGGCAGACCAGCAGGAAGGATGGGAAGGAGCCACGCAGTATCCGAGGATATGCTACCGTATCGATATGCAGGTCAATCAGGAACGATCATCGGCGGGAACCTTGTATGTTGCAATGTATACGGATAAAACCAGTACGATAATTGAAGATATTGAAACAGCTGTGAAGCACTGTCTTCAGGACGTCCTGATGAAGCCGGCAGGAGAAGCACCGTTTTGCGTGGCGTGGGCGCGCACAGAATCGTATGCGATTGAGGGAAAAGAGGTGTGGTGCAAAGAAATGGCATTTGACATCCTCGAATACCCCGAACAGTTCAGCACGGATCCTGATCCGGTTCTTGCGGTAGCTGCGTATATCAAAAAGATATTTCCAGAGACAACAGTGCTTGGCATAGACAATGTTGGAGATTTTGTCGAAACATCAAGAACTCCCGTGTTCTATTGCAGATTGGCAAATATACAGCATACGACAGGGCATTGTATGAATACGATTTCATGGTTTGTAGGGAAGATTGCTGTACATTTGATTTATCCGGGAGCTGGCACAAGGTTAAAGACACTTGCATCTATCAATCAGAAGGTAGCCATAGATGAGGAGATAATCATGCTGGATGATTCCCCTATGACTATTCAGGGATTAGAACTGAATAATAAGTCAGATTACCTCAGAGAGGGACAGCTGACTATAACTGGTAAATATGGATGTCTCAGATGCAGTGTGAAAAAACATAATATTGCAAGAATAGGCATGGAATTCACAAATTGAAAGGAGAAGCAATGGCAGAAACAAAGAAAACAAATGCTCCGGAAGAAACAAAAGAAGTTCTTCCGGCAGAGAAAGAAACGGAATATGGGGTAGATGAGCTGATTGCCGCACGCGATCAGCTTTTTTCTTGCCCTGATTGCGCGATGGTGGCACTGAAACTGTCAAAAAAGAAAAGCATGACTGTTTCAGAAGCTGAGAAGCTTGTCGAAGAATTTATGAAGAAGGAGGTCAAATAATGGCGGAATATTTCCAGATTCCTGAAGTAGGTACAAAAGTTCGACCAGGAAGTTATTTCAACGTAGATAAGAATGGTGACGATGATTCTTTCGGGGCAATTGACGGAGTTGTTGTAGCTGTGTTTAAAGCAACGTTTGGACCAGTAGATAAAGTAACAGTCTTAGAGAGAGGAGACGATTACACAACAATCTACGGAGATGGATTAACGACTGACCTGATTCGTGAAGTTCTGTATGGTGGTGCAAAGAAAGTTATTTGCTGTCGCCTTAATGGAACGGGCGGAGCTGTGGCGAGCGTAAGTCTTGCAGCTGCAACTGGAAAAGTTAAGATCACAGCAAAACATCCAGGAGAGATGCCATTTTCTGTAACTATTAGAAACCGCTTAACTGACAAAGACAGGAAAGAATGCATTATCTATACAGGAACTACTGAATTTGAAAAAGTATATTTTTCAGCAGGCGATAATGAAGCTGCAAGTCTTGTAAGTGCTTTTGCAAATTCAAAGAATTTCACGGCTAATCTTGAAGAATCTGCAAAAGGAATCATGACTAATGTGAATCAGACAGCGTTTACAGGAGGAAAGAATCCTACAGTAGCAACTGCCAATTATTCAGCTGCTTTTTCACAGGCAGAAAAATATTTCTTCAATACAATTTGTGTTGATACAGAAGATACAGCAGTACATGCGCTGTTACAGGCATTTCTGGACAGAATTTATGAAACCAGTCAGTTTGGGATTGGAGTTGTTGCAGAGAAAGATAACAAAGATTTAGACGAAAGAATGAATGCGGCAGCAGGATTTGATGGTGAGAATATAGTTTATGTTCTCAATCCAAAAGTCTTTATCAATGAGGGAACTCTGGATGGATATCAGACTGCCGGCTTGATTGCTGGACTTATTGCAGCAACTCCTGCAAATCAGGCAGTGACTCATATGGTGATTACTCGATATGTAGATCTTGTAGAACCGCTTACAAATACTCAGATTATAAAAGCGGAACTGAAGGGATGCTTGGTTCTTAGTAAGTCTACAGAAGATGAGGTATGGATTGATGCTGGAATCAATACACTGATTAATCTTCCGGATAACAAAGATAAAGGTTGGAAGAAAATCCGCCGTGTAAGAACAAGATATGAGTTATTGTACAGAGCAAATGCCCAGTCCGACGCTTTAGTTGGAAAAGTCGATCCTGATAAAAATGGAAAAGCCACTATTATTGGAAAAATTCAGGGAATTATCAATGCCATGATCAAAGAAAAAAAATTAACAGCAGGAACAGTAACTGAGAGCACGACTTATATTGCAGACGCAGATAACTGTTATTTTGACCTTGATATCATTGATAAGGATTCTGCGGAACATATTTACTCATTCTATAAGTTTAGATTCAGTACCAATGCAGAGTAAAGGAGGAAAGGTGAATGTTAAATACAAGTGCTGCAACAGACGCGAGACATAGTCGTTCAGGTAAAGATGCCATGCTTTACAATGCAGATGGGGTTCCGTTTGCGCAGGTAAGCAGTTTTCAGTCGAAAACATCTTTTAATAATACCAAATATCAGCCATTAGGACAGAACAGAGAACTGGAAACAAACAATACTATTGGAGTCACGATTACAATTTCGGAGATCGTTGTTCTGGATGGCGAATTATTCAACAATGTTGTTAGTGCGGTAAATAAAGGAGAAAGCCCGGTTATGACTTTAGATGGAGTTATTGAAGGGCGTAATGGCTCCCAGGAACGCATTACATATCGTGAATGTATCTTTAGCGGTGACCAGGATCTGCAGAATGTAAGTACAGGAGATACATTATCAAGATCTTATAATCTGCACTGCAACGGGGAAGTAGAACCCCGTTCATCACTGACAATTTGATATCTGATCAACACAAGGGTGGCTAAAACTGGCCGCCCTTATTTTATAAACGGAGGAAAATAATACATGGCAAGAACTGCAAATATCGAAAATGAAGAACTGAAAACAACTGAAATTGATATGACAGAAGCTGAGGCAGATGAAGCATTAAAAGCTGATATGGCGGCAAATGAAGTGGATTATCTGGCGGGTCTTTTGAATGCAGCAGAAGATGCAGAAGACGAAACAAAGAAGATCGAGATTGTCCGTAATGGAAAGACTTACTTTGCTTTTTCAATTCATTCGCTTCCGGATGAGACTCTGTATGAAATCCGTAAAAAGTACACCAAGTATGTAAAGAATAAGAGAACTGGCACAAAGGTAGCTGAAGGAGTAGACAATGCGAAACTCCGCAGTTCTATGATTTACAATGCGACAATTGCAGAGGATCAGGAAAAACTGTGGGATAACAAACAGGTTCAGGAAGCATTAAGACGGAGAGGAAAACACATTATTAATGCTCTGGATGTCATTGATGCGGTGCTGCTTCCGGGAGAAAAAGAGAACGTATTAACTGTTCTGGACGAGCTTTCAGGCTACGATACAGAAGAAGCAAAGGTTGAAACAGCAAAAAACTTATAAGGTCCGGCTACAAATCAGCCCTGTTGCACTGGATATTCCAAAGGCAGGGCATCCGGCCGGATGAGGTAATGGCCTTGCCAGCAGGGGTCAGAGCCTTTCTTTTTGCCTCTACGGAGGTATGGATTGAAGAAAATATCAAGAAAAATGAAAAGAGGTGAGATGCTTGGCAGAAACGATAAGGATAGAGATTCCTGTTAATGTGGTCGATAATACCGGTTCTGGAACGTCGAGTGTGACCAGGAATCTCACTGCAATGGAAAGGGCGTTTGAGAGGGCAGACAGGGCGGCGCAACGATTCCAGCGTAGATCAGGCGTAGCAGCTGAGATAGAAATTGGAGCAGACGACAATGCCACCCCGGTTCTTTCTGCTGTTGAAAATGCAACAGAACAGATCGACGGAGAAACAGCACAGGTAGAAGTTTCAGCTGACGATTCAGCTACACAGATTGTCAATTCCGCATCAAATGCTGTAGAAAATTTTGATGGACAATCGGGAGATGCAGAAATAGGAGCAGACGATAGCGCCACCCCGGTAGTATCCGCCGCTTCTGATGCGGTGGAGAATTTCGATGGAATGAGCGGGGATGCTAAGATTGGTGCTTCTGATGAAGCTACGCCGGTTATCCGGGCTGCTCAGGATGCAGCAGAATCATGGGGAGGAAGCGTGTTTAATGCTACTATCGGTGTCATAGATGCGGCGACCGCCCCAATATCCAAACTTGCGAGTATAGCAAAGAATCCGGTTGTGCAGGGAGCATCATTGATCGGTGCCAGCTTTGGTGTGGCAGAATCGGTTAACTCCTTCCAAGACTTTGAAAGCATGATGTCACAAGTCAAGGCTATCTCTGGTGCAACAGGGCAGGCATTCGATGATCTGACTGCAAAAGCACAGGAGATGGGAGCGACCACCAAGTTTACGGCCACAGAGAGCGCAGAGGCGTTTAATTACATGGCTATGGCAGGATGGAAGCCACAGCAAATGATCGATGGTATATCCGGCATTATGAGCCTTGCAGCAGCATCCGGAGAAGACCTTGGAACAACAAGTGATATTGTAACGGATGCACTGACAGCTTTCGGATTACAGGCGGGTGATGCAGGGCATTTTGCTGATGTTCTTGCTCAGGCGAGTGCCAATGCCAACACAAATGTGTCAATGCTTGGAGAATCGTTTAAATATGTCGCTCCTGTTGCTGGCGCTATGAATTACAGCGTTGAAGATACATCTCTTGCGCTTGGTTTAATGGCAAATGCAAGTATTAAAGGTAGCATGGCCGGTACCGCACTTAAAACATCTTTGGCAAATATGGCGGCACCTACAGACAGCATGGCAGCAGCTATGGATAAATACGGAATCAGCCTTACAGATTCTGAGGGAAACATGAAATCCCTTCGAGGAGTAATAGATAATCTTCGAGGAAGCTTGGGTGGACTTTCTGAGACTGAGCAGACAGCAGCAGCTTCAACCATTTTCGGAAAAGAGGCCATGGCCGGCATGTTAGCAATCATCAACGCCAGTGAAGAGGATTACAACAAGCTGAGCACAGCAATTGGCAATTCAAAAGATGCGGCAGAGGGAATGGCTGACACGATGCTGGATAACCTGAAAGGTTCGTTCACACTGATGCAGAGTGCTATCGAAGGTACGGAGAATGCCTTTGGAAAACGGTTGTCTCCGTATTTAAGAGGAATTGCAGGTGGAATTACCGATATGATGCCTGAGATAACGGATGGAATCAATGCGGTTATGGATGTGGTAGATGATAAGATTGCAGGCGTAAAACGCAAGATCACTGACATGACCGGTTCTGATGAATGGAAGAATGCGGATCTGTTTGGAAAGATAGACATAGCATGGGATTCAATAATCGCAAAGCCGTTCGGGAATTGGGTTTCTGGAGATGGCGCGCAATTAATATCAAGCGGGCTTGGCACATTATTTTCGAGTGCAGCGGCTATTCTTCCTGGCGGTGAAAAAGCGGGATTAACATCTTGGTTAAGTGCAGGGATTCTTGCAAAAGGAGCAGCTACGGTTGCTCAAAAAGGGAAAAACATAGTGGAAACCTTGTCTCCTATCGGAGATGCTATTGGCAGCATCACAGAGGCAGCTGGAAATGCAAACGATGTGATGGACTTTGCAGGCAATCTGAGTTCCATGATTCCTGTAGGAGCGAAAGTTGGACTTGCGGCAGCGGGAATTACAGCTGCGATCATCGGCATTAAGCTTGCGATCGACAAGTACAATGAGACACAGCTGGAAAATAGTCTTGAAGATCATTTCGGAAAGATTAAATTATCTGCAGACGAAGTCAAAGATGCGGCGGCAGGAATACTGAATCAGAAGTACCTTACCAATGTCGAATTGGCATTAAATGAAGTACAGAATGCCGACAATCTACGAGCTGAAGCGCAGAAAGCTTTGGAATCAAATGATGTTCTTGAATTCAAGAGCAGAGTTGGAATCACTTTGACAGCTGATGAACAGCAGGAATATACGGATAATATTAATACTTTTGTTGAAAGTAAGATATCTGAACTGGAGAGTCGTACATTTGCGGCTCACATTCACGTCCAGACATATCTCGGAGGGACAGAAGACGGCCAGACATTAGCCCAGAACATCAAGGAATGGGCTAGAGCGGACAATTTAGAACTATCCGATTTATCCAGTCAGCTGTCACAAAAGGTCTCTGAGGCCTTGAAAGACGGCATCGTTGATGTGAATGAAGAAGAAGCTATTAGTGCATTGCAGGAGAAGATGAATAACATTACTGCCCGTTGGAAAGAAGCCGAAGCACAAGCACAGTGGGACTGGATAAACCAGAAATACGGTCAATTAAGCGCGGCTGATCTGGAAAGCGGTTCGTTTACAGACTTGATGGATGAAATGCGAAGCCAGCGCGAGACTGCAATGGAAAGCATTAAAGCAGATACGACTCAGTGGTATTCGGAATTGGAGGCAATGAAGGACTATGGAAGAATTACTCCTGAACAGTATGAGAGCTACAAAGAACAGACTGGATGGTATGTAAGAGGCCAGGAAGGTTCCGAATTGTCGAAGAGCCTTGAACTTGGAAGCAACACTTTGAATGACACATACGGTGAGAAGATTACTGGAAACATCCAGACGCTTACAGAAAATACACAGAATGCTTTGAAGAGTGCGGAAACCAGTTTACAGAGCGAAAGTTATGGAATGATTGCGGGCACCTTTGAAGATGCGTTTAAAACAATGGATGATGGTAGCGGATTCTTTGGATTTGGCGCAAACGCTAATCAGAGAGCACTAAACGATCTGTATCAATCAATGGCACCAGACGTTAGCCGGATGGGAAGCTTGATTGATCAGTACAGAGAAGCAGGGCAGGCAGTACCGAAGAGCCTTATGGAAGGATATAAGGAAGCAATCGAAGTTGGTGCGGCAGCAGGTGATGTTGATGCGGCTTGGCAGAATTACGCAAACCAAATTCTTGAATCCGGAAGTGAAGAAATGAAGAGCGTTCTCACAGACCCGAGCAATCCTGCGTACAAAGATTTGCACGAACAGTTACCTGATGAGCTTAGAACTGCAATTGATAGGGCTGCGGCAGAAACAACAAAAGATGAGATAACTCTTGAAGGGTTGAGAGCCGCTGTTGATGGAGATGTGGATATTGATAAAGATTCCTGGGTATCAGCGCTGAATGAAAAACTGGGAGATCTTGCAACTACTGAAGAGGTTACTGCTGACAGCATAAAGATTAAAGTTGAGCAGGGGGATTGCCTTTGGGAAATTGGCAATGCTCTTGGAATTGACTGGCAGACTATTGCGGAACAGAATGGCATCGAAAGCCCATACGTTATTCATCCAGATCAGGAACTCACCATCTCCATGGACACAATAACTGCTGAAATGGACGGAGATAAGGCGCAGGCTGCTATCGAGCAGGCAATGTCGGCTCTGGATGCTGAAGGGGCTGAAATGTCCGTTACAGCAGAAGGAGTGAAAGTTGATCTGGCAAATGTTGAAGTGGATTCCGATGTAGCAGCAGCTCAAATTGAAGCGGCTCTTGGTATGGAATCCGGGACACTTGCAGCCAACGGCATTGAAGTACAGGCAGGAGCAACCGTAACAATTCCGCAGGAACTGGTACAGGTTGATACTTCTGGTATACAGAGCGCAACCGCAGAACAGACCGAAACGGAACCGGTTGAGACAAATACAACTGCAAACGTTAATATCACTGATGCGACCACAGATGCGTCCGGAGCAAAAGAGCAGGCACAGTCAGAGGTTGAAAGTACATTCTCTGAATCTATGCCAGCAGATGGACATACAGATGTAACTCTCGATCAGACTAATAATGCCGCTGAAGTATATTCTGAAGTTGCAGGAGAAGTACAGTCTACATTCTCAAATCCGATTCCTGCATCATGCACCGTTAATGTAACTCTTAACTGGCATATCACGAACCCTAGCGCCGGAATAACAACATCTGGAAGCGGTTCTTCTGTAACGGCATCTATTGCAGGCAATGCAGAAGGAAGCATTGTTACCGATCCACTGTTATCCTGGGTAGGTGAAGATGGTCCAGAGGCGATTATTCCTCTTGGCTCAAAACGCCGTGATAGAGGCATGGACTTGTGGTTACAGGCTGGACGGGCATTGGGTGTCAAAGAGTATGCAGACGGCGGCATGATTGGTGATGTTCCGTTGTCAGGCGGTTCCTCAGACTCGACTTCTGGAGATTCTTCTGGTAGCGGAGACAAAGGCCAGGTTGTTATTAACATGAACCCTGTCTTCAACATTAATGGAGAAGGTGGCAATGACACGGTCAATTCCATCAAAGAGAAGCTTAAAGAATTAATCAATGAGATGTCTGGAGAACTGGCATCAAGATTACTCGAATCATACGCAAATATGCCGACGTAGAAAGGGGAGAGGGCATGGAGATATATTTAAAAGAGGCGGCAAATAAGCAATCTTGTCTTCGCTTTCCTTCTCTCCCAGACAAGGAGATTACTGTTAAGGGAAATTCAAAATACCAGAAGTACGATCTGATAAAAAAAGGAACCTTTGCATTTCCGGCTGGTCCGGATATCAGATCATATGAATGGGATGGATACCTCTGGGGAAGAGCCAGAAAAAAGATGTCCACCATACATACGAAGTGGCTGGATCCGAAATCTGTTATAAAGAAGCTGGAAAACTGGCGAGATAAGGGAACGGTTCTGAACCTTATCATTTCTGCCGGCGGCGGCATCAATGTTGATGTGACGATTAATAGCTTTGAATATAAGAAATTTGGCGGGAAAGGAGATTACTTTTATAGCATTTCCTTTTATCGTTATCGTCCGCTTAAAATCCAGACCACAAAGGACCTTGGCATTGATAAGAAGAAAAAGAAGACGACAGCCCGAACGAACCTGAAAAAGAGTTCAACAGATAAGAAAAAACAGACATACACCATTAAAACTGGTGACTGCCTGTGGAATATCGCAAAGAAATTTTACGGATCAGGAGCAGATTGGAAAAAGATTTATGATGCAAATAAGACAGCGATAGAAAAGGCTGCGAAAAAATACGGGCATAAGGATAGCAACCAAGGGGACTGGATATTCCCTGGCACTATCCTTACGATACCGTAAAGGAGGCATTATATGATTGATCCGCTGAAATATTCTTATTATTTAGTCCTCGTGACTGAAAAAAAGAAAAAATATGACATCACCAATTTTGTCGAAGATTTGGGATGGGAAGAGCTGGAAAACGAACTTGCAGCCAGATTGTCGTGCACTGTAAAGAATGATAAGACCACAAAAGGCAGGATTTCCAGTTTGTCTAAACCGGGATGTTATTTGTACTTGTATTATCGGTACAAGACTGGAACTGCACAGGAAGCTATGCGTGGCCGGATTGTAGAATGGAATCCATCTGCAAAGTCAAGCAGTCAACCATTAAAGCTGAAGGCCTATGATAACCTGTATGATTTGCAGGAGTCGGAAGACTGTGTATATTATTCTTCCGGAGCAAGAACCAAGCAGGTTATACAGGATTATTTCAAGAAATGGGGTATACCAATTGGTAAATATACCGGACCTGATGTGGTCCACGGAGTTATTAAGGAAGACAAGAAGAAACTCGGCACAATGGTCAAAGATATTCTGGATGAAGCGAAGAAAAAGGGTGGGGGCTATTCTGCAATCCGTTCTGTCAAGGGCAAAGCCCAGATTCTGGCAATTGGCAGCAACAAGAACATTTATCATTTTGCCGAAACAGAAAATCTGATAAGTGTTTCTCATAAGATCAGCACTTCGGGAATGGTTACGCGAGTAAAGATTCTCGGAGAAGCAGACGATGATAAGCGCAGACCTGTAGAAGCAACGGTCGATGGTCAGACAAAGTACGGCATTCGCCAGAAAATACTTACAAGAGGCAAGGATGATAGCTTAGATGAAGCAAAAAAAGAGGCAAAGGAAGTCCTTGATGATGATGGAAAGCCGAAAGAGGAAATCAAGGTAGTTACTATCGACATTCCTATCATCCGAAAAGGAGATATTATCCATCTTAAAATGTCAACTGGATCAGGGTATTACTGGGTAAAGGCAATTACTCATGATTGCGACAAGATGGAAATGACTATGACTTTAAAGAAAACTAAGCTGAAATCTTCGTCTTCGAAAAAGGATAACAAGAAAAAGGATGGAGATTACAGCATCGGAGATACAGTCAACTTCCATGGCGGCTATCATTATGTTTCTTCGGATGCAACGTCAGGATATAAGGTAAGCGCCGGAAAGGCGACAATAACACACAGTAATCCGGGCAGTGCTCATCCATGGTGCTTGGAAAATGTTAACTGGGCTGAGACCCATGTATGCGGCTGGGTAGACGAAGGCTCGTTTGATTAGGAGGGCATATGGCATATGACAGTAATGACGGTGTCGCACGATTAGCTGCGGTATTAGATGCAAGAATGAGAGATCATGCAGATAAGCCGCTCTGCCTTGATTTTGCAGAGATTCAGGCAGACGGCAGCCTGCTCTCGAATACATTTCCGATTCCAATTCCTAAGAGTGATTACAGAGTTTGTAGGCAATTAACTCTTGGAAAGACGGGAGATGCATTTTGCGATGTCCGGGCAGATGAACATTCTGGAAAAGCATATCTTCCGGAATCTATGCGGCAGTTGCAGGCCGGAGACAGAGTGTTGATTGCGTGGGTGCAAGACACTGCTGTTGTGATCGACATTATAACCAGACCGGTATAGGAGGACATATGGCAGACAATAACTTATATCCGGTGGTGGATATACCGGAATATGAGGAAGAAAATGAAGAACATGACACAGAGTACAAGCCATCTGTGGCGTGGGACTTAGAGAAAGGAGATTTCGTTTGTGAATCTCCTTTTTGTATGCTTAAAAGCGAAGGGCTCGAAGCGTACAAAATATGGTGCGTAAAGGCAGTTGCTACAGAAAGGTATAGCTGTCTCGGGTACGACGATGATATCGGCGCAGAGATGGAAGATGCCATGAAGGAAGAAGATGATACAGCTGTGGAACTGGCAATCGAACGTACCATAGAAGAGGCCCTGATGGTAAATCCACGAACTGAATCCGTAGAGGACTTTGAGTTCTCATGGGAACCATCTGTGGTTTATGTGAAATTTACAGTGTACGCAATACACTGGGAGAAATTCGATTTAGAAGTAACATTGAAAAGGAGATGAGAATTTGACGGAAGAATTTGTAACTCCAGAATTTATAGATAACAGCGATCCTGATACAATCCAGTCCCGGATGATGAATAATCTGCCAGTTGATATATCTGATATGCCGGCAGACTTTCCATATGATTTTACCATGCCGACTGCAATCGAGATCTCCAGACTGATACAGTACAACCTTACCCGAACATTGATGCTTATGTTTCCAATGTGGGCCTGGGGTGAATGGCTTGATCTGCATGGAGTATCTGCAAAGGTGACACGAAAGCAGGCAAGCAGAGCTTCCGGGCATGTGACTGTTACAGGTACTCCGGGAACTGTGATTGAAGAAGGAACTGTCTTCTGTACGGAAGGAACAGCAGATACAGAGTCTATTGAATTTGTTACAACTGTCGAGGAAACTATTTCGGATTCCGGAACAGTTGATATAACCGTTGCGTCTGTCATGGCAGGAGCTGCCTATAATGTTACGAGAAACACTGTAATATTACAGAAACAGACCAATAAAAACATTGCTTCCGTGACAAATGAAAATCCTATTCGAGGCGGAACAGATGAAGAAGACGACGATACATACCGTGAACGAATTCTTGAAAAACTGCGTTCTGCTGAGGTTTCTTTTGTTGGCTGTGATGCAGATTATGTTCGCTGGGCGAAAGAAGTATCTGGTGTGGGTTCTGCTGTCGTGGAAGCCGAATGGAAAGGACCTGGCACCGTTAAGGTTGTTGTTGCGGATCCGGATGGTTCTGCGGTTGGAGAAGATACTCTAAAAGCAGTTGAAGACTATATTGTATCCCCAAAGGACAGAATGAAGCGTCTGGCTCCGATTGGAGCATCCGTAACGATATCTACAGTGAAGGACATGACTATATCCTACAGTGCAGTGCTTGAACTGGAAAGCAATTACAGTATCGACAATGTAAAGGAAGCATTCCTGACAGCATTAAAGACCTACTACAGGGAAGCTAAGGACAGTGAAGAAATCCGGTATACAGTTGTATCGGCATTGTTGTCAAATACGGCTGGCGTAATTGATTTTTCTGGCTTAAAGATTAATTCAGGCACAGATAACATAGCTGTTGCGGCAGATTATTATCCGGTAACAACGCTGAGTGACCTTGATTTTACGGAGGGATAAAGATGCATATAGATAATATTGATCTTGAACACTTTCCGACGAACGAGGTTGCGCAAAGACTTCTGACGTATGTGACAAGAGGCTGGTACGATAAATCGTATGTCGGAAAATGGATATACGAGGTTATTGGACTGGAACTGGAGACTGCAAGCAGGAGGATTAGCGAAGCGCAGAAGCAGGCATTTCCGGAAACAGCGGCATGGGGAATTTACTTCCATGAACTGACGTATGGAATACCGATTGACAGGACAAAAGACATTGATGATCGCCGAAAAGCAGTCGTGAATCGACGCGATAGGACGGCCAGATCGTCCATTACGCCTTATAGGCTCGAGAACATTATACAGACCGTATTTGGGCTTTCTGCGAGCGTCTCGGAGCAGGTAGAGAAGTATGTGTTTGGTATCGACCTGTTGATCGGAGCAGATTATCCGATATATTCCGTCGATGTTTTACTGGAATATATCCGAAAAATAAAACCATCTCACCTGTCAATGCAGGCTCGCTATGTAATCGAAGCCGCAATATGCAGTGAGAGGGAAAGAACTCTATTCCCAGCGTTAGATATAGAAATGCAGCATGCCTGGATGGAAGGATATTCTGTACCGTTAATAGAAGTTAAATGCGAGATAACAGAAAAGCTTCCGGTTGGAATGACTGGGAATGTAATGATCTACAAGAATCTTAATCAGTGGAATGGCGAGTACAAATGGGATGGAACGATACAGTTTGATACAGAAGTAACTACGGAGGATTTGTGATGGAAGGAAAGGTAACAGCAGTAGGAAGAAAAAAAATCCTGAGAGCCAGGGCTGGAGAAATCACTCTGCCTAAAATTGTAGGGTTTGCGTTTGGAAGCGGCGGTTCGAATGGTTCAACAGTTCTTAGTCCGGGAGAAACACTTAAAAGTGAATTTCTTCGAAAAGCAGTAGATGGGCATACACTTAAAACAAACGAAAACAAGTGTGAATATTATTGCACATTAAACGGATCTGAAGCTAATGGAAAGAGTATTAGTGAAATTGGTCTGTATGATTCGGAAGGAGACATCATCATGATCGCTAATTTCCTTCCAAAAGGAAAAGATTCGAATGTATCAATGAGATTTGAAATTGATGATGTTTTACAGTAAGGAGATGATTGAATGGCAAATGTGGTTATTCCAGACTCCATAGAGTTCAGCGAAATTTTAAGGATTATCGAAACAAAAGATCTGGTTCATGCTGATGTAGTCAATCCTTTATTCAAAACACTGTTATTGAATACGGTATATTTGAATCGTCATATGACAGAAATGTTTGAGAGGATTGAAACTCTTGCGACGGACAATACCTACGGAGGAACAGAGTTATCTGCAGAGGCAACGGTGACAGATGCAAACGCTCAGTTTGCTGTGATTAAAAAGACATCCTCTACGGCTTCAACTCAGATTTTATTTTCAAAACCAATTGAAAAACTCAGAAAAGGTCTTTACAGCTTATTGCTGCGATTGAAAGTTACATCAATCACAAACAGCAATGGTCTGATTGAACTAAAAGTAACATCTGGAGGAACTGTACTTGAGACACGGACAATAACTGCTCAAATGTTTGAAAAAGCAGGAACCTTTCAGACGTTTGGCTTAAATGTAGAACTGTCAGATACAGCTACAATTACAGCTACTCTATTGAAAAACAGTGCGAATATAACAGTATCCGTTGATTATGTCATGCTTCAGCCGGCTCAGACAGCAATCACGAGTTTGTAGGCGGTGGCTATATGATATCGGCAGAGAGACTTGTAGAATTGCGGACAAAAGTAAAAAAAGAAATGGCAAGGAGAAGCTGTGTGGAGCATGGTTCAAGCGCTTCAATGAATAAATTTGCTGCAAATTATGATTATAATGCTGTTCCGGTCACTGGGGGAGACATTACAGATGAACATATACAAAAGGTTATTGATCCGCTGCTTAATGTAGCGGATTTTTTGCAGAATAACAGCCTGCAACAGAGTCATAGTGGAGCAGATGTGATCGTCGATCAGGCGGAGAAATTTGTTGATACCCTTGCAAAAATAGATAAGCAGGCAAGTGATAGTGGGTGCAGAGGACTCTGTACGGGGTTATGTGTAGGTTCTTGCACATCTGGCTGTCAGGGATGCACTGGGTGTACTGGTGGTTGCGATACCACTTGCGCAAAGAGTTGTTCAGATGGCTGTTCTACATCCTGCGGTGGTTGTTCAGATGGCTGTTTTTCTGGATGCACACATACCTGTGGTTCCGGATGTACAACCGGCGCGATGACTACATAATGAGAGGAGGTGATATCTATGGCGTGTTCAAAAGGATGTGGAACGAGTTGTGCAACGAGCTGTAAGTCCACAGCGTCTGGCAACTGCGGCGGATGCGGGACTTCCTGCTCGCGAAATTGCAGTACGATATGTAGCGGCACCTGTTCTGGTACTTGTGATAAAACTTGCACAAAGCAGTGCAATTACAATTGTTCGGACGAATGTACTGGATGTCAACGGACTTGCGCAGATGATTGCGAGGCAGGATGCAAAACGGATTGCCTTCAGACGTGCACGGCAAATTGTTCGGATACCTGCGCAGATTGCACAGGTGGATGCGGAAACAGTTGCTTTGCGACGTGCGCAGATGATTGTACAAGCGGATGCAAGGGCAGTTGCAATACGACATGTACAGCGAACTGCATGAACGACTGCAATACCTGGTGTGAAGGTGGATGTTATTCTTCATGCACATGGACTTGCGAAGGATGCAGTAATACTTGCACTGGTACCTGCTCCGGTACTTGTTCCGGCACCTGCTCTGGCACCTGTTCTGGTACTTGTCAGGGCTGTGATAATAAGTGCACGGCTTCTTGCGCCCAGTCTTGCACTGGCTGTAGCGGCTGTTCGGGTTGTGGAAATTCCTGCGGTTCCGGATGCACAGATAGCTGCATGGGAACCTGCAAAAGCAATTGTTCTGGAGGCTGCGGAACCAGCTGTGGAGGATGCTCTACATCCTGTGCATCAAGCTGCCAGAGCGATTGTGGCGGGACTTGCAGGAATCAGTGCTACGGACAGGCGACTACACCGATATATTCAATTTAATTAGGAGGGAAAAATGAGAACAGTAATTATTAAAGTAGACAGCAAAGAGGCAGAGTACATCGAAAGACTGGACTACGAAAGGGGATTTACTAAAGATGTCCTGCAGAGAATCATCGAATCACATATGGATGATCCTGGCGTTGTCAACAGTGAAACTTTTAAGGCGTATCAGAAACAGGGAGTGGAGCTGGATGCACAGTTTAAGATGGCTGTGACGGAACTTGAGCGAAAGTATGTTCCAGATACGCTGAAAGGTCATAAGATCAGATGGAATCTGGAATACAGAACAGCTGAATTAAAAGTAGATATTTTGTGCAATTGTACAATTGAGGGGATTGAATGAGAAGAACAGAACAGTATTCTGAAAAACTGAGCCGGTTATATCCTGAACTTCATAAACCAGCAGGGGAAGAAAAGGTCCTGACGCAGACAGTGACATTTCAGGTCACCGACGATTGTAACCTGGCATGTAAATACTGCTATCAGATGCACAAGGGAAAAAAGAAGATGTCGTTTGAAACAGCAAAGAAAATGGTTGATCTGCTGTTATCTGGCGATAAGGGCGTGGGTGATTACATAAATCCTCAGAAAAGCCCAGGGCTAATTGTCGATTTTATCGGGGGTGAGCCGCTGTTGGAAATCGATCTGATTGACCGGATCTGTAGTTACACCATTAACCGGATGATTGAATTAAGCCATCCGTGGCTGACGAGAACAATGTTTTCCATATGCTCGAATGGAGTGTGCTACTTCGAACCGGAAGTACAGAGAGTTTTACAGAAATGGAATCAGCGCCTGTCTTTTTCTGTGACAGTCGATGGAAACAAGGAACTTCACGATTCTTGCAGGGTTTTTCCGGATGGCCGACCATCCTACGATTTGGCTATTGCAGCAGCAAAAGACTGGGTAAATAAAGGTGGATACATGGGCAGCAAGGTTACGATAGCTCCTGCAAATGTGATGCATGTCTATGATGCGATCACACACATGATTGAACTCGGCTATAACGAGATTAATGCGAACTGTGTGTATGAGGAAGGATGGAAACCGGTTCACGCCACAGTTTTTTACGATCAGCTGAAAAAGCTAGCTGATTATATTTTGAATCACAACCTTGACATGGAAAGGGATTATTATATTTCCCTGTTTGAGGAAAAGTATTTTCATCCAAAGCAGGAGGATGATCTTGAAAACTGGTGTGGTGGGAATGGCGTTATGTTAGCAGTTGACCCAGATGGTGTCATATATCCATGCTTACGGTATATGGAAAGCTCTCTTGCAGGTCAGCAGAAGCCGTATTCTATCGGAGATGTAGACAGAGGCATTTGCCAGTGCGACTGTCATAAATGCCGTGTAGAGCGTCTTAAAAAGGTCGACAGAAGAACGCAGAGTACAGATGAGTGTTTTTATTGTCCTATTGCTGAAGGGTGCGCTTGGTGTACTGCATACAACTATCAGGTATTTGGCACGCCCGATGCAAGGGCTACTTATATCTGTAACATGCACAAGGCACGAGCACTCGGAAACATCTATTTCTGGAACAAATATTACAAGAAACACGGTATTGATAAGCATATGGAGAATTATGTGCCAGAAAAATGGGTGCTTGACATTATCACTCAAGCAGAGTGGAATATGCTGAATAGCTTATAACTATTTTCGATATAATCTAACAAAAAATGATAATATCGAAAAAATATGGTAAAAAAGAGAGGTGTTTTAAATGATAAAACAAGAAGTTATCTTTAATGTCAAAAACCTCAAGATTTCAAAAACGGAGAATATTTTCGCAACAGAAGGCATCAAAAATGTGTTTACGGCAGTATTTCAGTTTCATTCTACGGATTGGGATGGGCTGGCAAAAACAGCTGTGTTTGAAAACACAGAAGGAACGAAAGAGCCAAAGCTGTTAGAAGAAGACAGATGTGATATCCCGGATAGCTTTTTTAAGACTTCCGGGGTTTGCTATGTTTCTGTAATGGCAGGAGACTTCATGGTGACAAATAAAGTTGCCATTATCGTAGTCAATGCCGGCTATACTTCTGGCGATACCGTAGCGGAAGCTAAGAACTACTTTGAACAGATCCTCAGATATTTTGACGCAACAAATATGAATGTCCAGAAATACGGAAAGCTGGCTGAGAGATTCGCTATCGGATTGGCAGAAGATCCGGAGAGCCTTATGGATAACGCAAAATATTATGCGCATCAGGCAGAACAGGCGGTAATGGGAATCCCTGGACAGGTGGAAGATGCGAAGAATGATATCGATGCTTATGTAAAAGAAAAGGAAGCTGATCTGAAAGGCGAGGATGGAAATGTGTGCTTTGTCGAGTTTCGCATTGAGCCACCTTGCTTGTATATGCGGAATAATCCGGATGAAACAGACATAGAGTTCCGACTAAACGGTTCAAAATTGGAATACAAATGGAGGGAAAGAGGTTAAATGGCAAATAGATCAACGGGCAGCGGCCAGTGGACTGACATGGGGAACGTTACACCAAATCCTCGTGGAAGTTATTCTGACGCTGAAACATATAAGTATTTAGATATGGTGTCATATGGTGGCGGTTCGTATCTCTGCTTGCAGGATGATACGATTGGCGTGCGCCCATCTCCTGGTGAAAGTACAGACAGATGGTTCTGTTCTTCAGTACCGGGAGAAGCAACTCCAGATTTCAAAAACTTAGTGACAGAAACTAAAGAAGCGGCCAGGACAGCAAAAGAAAAAGCATCTGAGGCGGAGACAAGTGCAAAAGCTTCAGAAATAAGTGCACAGGCAGCTTCGGGCTCAGCCGGAGCAGCAGCAGCTTCGGCCAGAGATGCAGAGAATGCAAAAGATGTTGTTGCCGGATACAAAATTGCGGCTGAAAAGGCTGCATCATCCGCTGCAACATCTGAGAAAAATGTAAATGATAAAATTGCTGGACTGGACAATACGTTTTCTGAAAAAACAACGAGTGCAATAGAAACCATAAACAAATCCGTAGATACAAAAGCGGATGAGATAAAAAATGAAATCACTGCAACAAAAAATTCTATGGTGGATGCGTCTCAGAAAGCTATAAACGACACAATCGATGCGAGAAAAACTGAGATCAATAATACAGGTGCATCTGAAATTAAAAATGTACAGGCTGAATCAGCAACACAGACACAGGGGATTAAAAGCGTAGCAGCTGAGCAACTGGCAGCTATTAATGCGGCTGGTGGCACTTTAGAGAGTGCAATTGAACGCTACTATGCTATGCGCCGTACGAGAGAAATCTATACGGTAGAAGAACTTGATCCGGATGTTACACAGTCCTGTGCGGTGAACCGCCTTGATGGACTTGCAGGGCTTACCTGCACACCGTCTACAAATACGACAGCTGGAGAAGACCAAATTGGAACTCTCGAAGCATTCCGCCCGATTGAAGTGAACTGGATCCTCGATGATGATGGAAACCAGAAAATTACTGCAATTGAAGGAATGCCGGGATATAAGACGACAGGAAAAGTCAATCGTGGAATCATGAACATGGGACTTTATTACAAAAAAGAGCGAAATGCAGAAGATAATGGTTGGCTACATCATTGGTCCATGCTTCCTCGAAAAGAAGAAGGATATGTTCCAATGAAAGAATGTGTTCGTCCAGACAATACAGTGCAGGGATGGATGCTCCATCCTAAAGGAGCAGCAGTGGATATTGATGGTGTTCCATATGTAACCAACGGAAAACCCGTCAGAAACAAACCTTCGTATGCAAATTTTACATATGCACGAAAGCAGGGTCCGGCCTACTGCTTTGAAACAGATGTGGATGCTGCATGGGTTCTGGCGTTGACAATGATTAAGTACGGAACAAAAGATCTGCAGGCCTATATGAGAGGATGCACAGCTTACAGTAATCAGTATAATGTTGCAGTTGCTGAAGAGAATACAAAGAGAGTAATTCTCACAAAAGATCAGGCGAATTATTTTGTTGTTGGTTCATTTGTCAGTGTTGGAAATCCAGGTTCAAATACGAACTATGATCGATATTATGCTTATATGCATAATATCGTTGATAGCGTAAAAATCACGGCGATTGAAGCTGTGGATGAAACACATAGTGCATTGGTGCTTGATGTTGCAGCACCTTTTACGACGGAAACAAGTTACAAGGTAAGTACAATGCATTGGGAGACGGGATCCACTGATTCCGTACAGGGTTACGATGGAAGCCCAGTATCCAATACAGATGGAAAGAATATCTGCAAGATTAATGGCATTGAGATTATGCCGGGAGGTCTTTCGGTATCTGGAAACTCTGTTCATATTATAGAGACAGATTCTGATGGAAATACAAGCTGTACATATTATAGATGTGATGATGCCAGATTGTTAACAACTAATACAGATACAATAATTAGTTCGTATGTAAAAGTTGGAAGTTTTCCTGCAACGGACAATGCGTGGAAATACATCAAAGAGCAGATGGTTGATTTTGGTAAAGGAGTTATGTATCCAGTGACATATGGCGGTGGCGATAAAGCTTATTGGGCAGATGGATGGCATACAGGAAGTACTCCTTCGGCTGGCCAAAAGTCAGCCCGGGAGCTCCTCCGGCGCGGCAATCTGAACAACGGCGGCATCGCTGGCCCGTCGTACGTGAATGGCAACAATGGCCTGACGAATGCCTGGTGGAACATCCTCGCGACAATTTCTGTGTATAAAAAATTTGATACTCGACCTCATAAGCCGGCTGAAGAAGCCTATACTTGGGAATACCCGAAATACGTGATAAAAGGCCATTCCTTTCTCATGAAGTAGATTGACATCTGCAGAGTGGGAAGGGGAGACTGGCAGGGGGGGCGGCCGCCCGGGGGAGGGGGCAACCCAAAAGCACTCAAGCACACACAACGAAGAAAAGC